TGCACTTGAATTGGACAGGCGACGAGCCGGACATGCGGATCGTGCGCGCATCGGTTAACGCCCTGGACGACCTGGCCCAGCGCAAAGACATCACCGACCTGGACCGGGGTGCGCTGCAGTCCGGGATGATGGCCAGCCACCGGATCATCGCTATCACCCCGCCCGACGTGGTGGACGAGGCCGCCGAGATTTACGACCTGCACGACCGCGCTTGGAAGGGTGCCAAAGCATGACCAAGCCACTGACACCGAAACAGGAGGCCTTTGCCACCGGCATTGCATCTGGACTGTCCCAGGCCGACGCCTACCGCCAGGCTTACCCGAAGTCCCAAGCCTGGAAGGATGAAACCGTCTGGTCCAAGGCATCGACCATGGCCAAGGATGACAAGGTTCAGGCAAGGATTAAGGAGCTTCGAGACAAAGCGGCCGACGCCAACGAGGTGACCATCGAGCGGATCGTGGCCGAAGTCGTGAAGGTGGCATTCGCCAATCAGCGCGACCTGATGACTTGGGGACCGAATGGCGTGAAGCTGCGCTCCAGCGACGAGCTGACCGACGAGCAGGCGGCAGCCGTGCATGAGGTGGCCGAGACCTTCAGCGCCCAGGGCGGCAGCCTGAAGCTCAAGACCCACGACAAGCTGGGCGCGCTGCGCTTCCTGGCCGAGCTGAAGGGCTTTCTGGTCAAGAAACAGGAAATCACCGGAGCCAACGGCAAGGACCTGGTGCCCGAGGCTCCGAAGGGCGTACTGGTCGTGCCTGGCGTGATGAACGAGGCCGACTGGGAAGCCATGATGGCCAAGCACCAGGAGGGTGGAGCATGAGCATCGTCTACAGCATGGAAGTGCAATTCAGGCGCTTTTACCGTGACAACAACTGGAGTGAGCCTAGCGTTATCAGAATTGGGCGTGGTCAGTTTGTTGATTACATCAACGAGCTCAACAAAGACCGCCATTTGGCGAGAACCATCCCGCACGATGTGGACCCAAGCCAGGTCTACTTCAAGGGAGTTAGGTTTGCCGTGGTTGATGGGCTTGAGGGCGTGGAGCTGGTAGCGTGACGGCGCGCTGGGCTCCACTGCCTGGTGCGCAGTTTCAATTCCTGACCTGCCCGACCTTCGAAGCCCTGATGCACGGCACGCGCGGGGGCGGCAAGACCGACTCGCTGCTGATGACGTTCGCCCAGCACACGGGCAAGGGATTCGGCCAGCACTGGCGCGGCGTCCTTTTCCGCCTGACCTACCCGCAGCTCGCGGACGTGGTGGCCAAGTCCAGGCGATGGTTCACCCAGTTCTTCCCCGAAGCGAAGTTCAACAAGGCCGAGCACTACTGGGAATGGCCGACTGGGGAAATGCTCTTCTTTCGCTACGGCGCGAGCGAGGACGATTACTGGAATTACCACGGCCACGAGTACCCCTGGCTCGGGTTTGAAGAGCTGACCAACTGGCGAGACCTGGGCTTCTACGAGGCCATGCACTCGACCTGCCGGTCATCCTTTCCCGGCATGCCGCGCATGGTGCGGGCGACCTGCAACCCGTTCGGCAAGGGGCACGGCGCGGTCAAGGAGCGCTTCAAGCTGGGCGAGGGTGGCGTCCCGTCCGGCCAGGTCATCCGCATAGAGGGCGAGAAGCCGCGCGTGGCGATCCGCTCCAGCATCTACGAGAACAAGGTGCTGCTGGCCAATGACCCGGACTACCTGGCAACGCTCCAGGCCCTGAAGGACCCCAACCGCCGCAAGGCATGGCTCGACGGCGACTGGGACATCCACGTCGGTAGCTTCCTCGAAGGAGTCTGGGACGCCAAGCGCCACGTCGTGCAGCCCTTCCCGATCCCTGCGAGCTGGAAGGTCTGGAAGTCCATGGACTGGGGCTATGCCCGCCCGTATGCCGTCTATTGGATGGCCATGGACCCGGATGGCGTGCACTACATCTGGCGCGAGCTGTACGGCATTGGCGAGAAGCCAAACGAGGGCAGCCGGGAAGACGCGGCCAAGGTGGCCAGGAAGATCAAGCGCATCGAGGAACACGACGAGCGCCTGGGCTATGAGTACCGCATGAACCTGGCTGACCCGGCCATCTTCAGCAAGATCGGTGCGGATCGCTCCATTGGCCAAATCTTCCGCGAGACCGGTGTGAAGTGGCAAGAAGCCTGGAACGCCAAGGGCTCACGGGTCAACGGCGCTCAGGAAGTGATCCGCCTGCTGGCCGAGGGCAAGCTGAAAGTCTTTTCCACCTGCAAGCACTGGCTGCGCACCATCCCCGGCCTGCCGCCGTCGGACGACAACCCCGAGGACGTGGACACCGACGCCGAAGACCACGCCTGGGACGCCACCCGCTACGGAATCATGCGCCGCCGTCGAAACCCGGACGCAGAACAAAAATCCGAGGACCCCGAGGAACCGACTTACAAACATGACGACGACACGTATCACCTGAAAGTGTAGACATGGACAAAGAACAGAACGCCAATCCAGACGGCTACCGCGCAGCACCTGAAGCCGACGAGCTGGCCAAGAAGTGGAATCAGCGCATTGAAGGAGCCCGCAAGCACTGGGACAAATTCCACCAGCGTGTGCGCCATAACCGCAAGACGGTGGCGGGCTTTGACTGGGGTGCAGACCCCAAGAGCAAGGACTTCTACAAGCACCGGGCCAACCTGATCCACGGCACGATCACCGCAATCCTGCCGCAGATTTACGCGCGCAACCCGGAAATCAGCGCCACGCCCAACTACAAGGCGGACAACCTCAAGCTGTTTTGCACCACGCTGGAAAAGGTGACCAACACCAGCCTGGAGAAAGCCGACCTGAAGGGCCGCGCCAAGGCATCGGTGCGCAGCGCCCTGACATCGAGCTTCGGCATCGTCAAGGTCATGTATCAGCGCGACATCCGCCAGGACTTGATCATCCAGGCGCGCATCAACGACACCCAAGACAACATCCTGGAAGTCGAGCGCCTGCTGGCCGACATCGAGGACCCGGACCAACGCGGTGACCTGGAAGCCAAGCAAGCCGAGCTGGCGCAGCTCATGGCGTCACTGAGTGAGCAAGTGGAAATCACGGCCGCTGAGGGCCTGGTGATTGACCGCGTGCTGACCGACAACCTGCTGATCGACCCGTCGGTGTGCGAGTTCTGGGATTACCGGGATTCGGACTGGCTGTGCCAGATCATCCCCATGAAGAAGTCTCAGGCCGAGGCGACCTACAAGATCAAGCTGGACAAGGCCAAGGCCTACCAGGACAACCAGAAGACCGGCCAGAAAGATGGCCGCTTTGCCAGCGCCGCATCGAGCCTGGAAGAAGACCGCCAGATCGCCATCCTGGAAATCTGGGACAAGAACACCCAGCGCGTTTACACCATGGCCGAGGGCTGCGACTACTGGCTGCGCGAGCCGTATTCACCCCCGAAGGCTGGCGAACGCTGGTACCCGTTTTTCCTGCTGCCCTTCCAACTGGTGGATGGCCAGTTTGTGGCCCCCAGCATGGTGGACCTGACCGAGAAGCTGCAGGACGAACACAACACCGCGCGCGACGGCTACAACAAGCACCGCGACCTGTGCAAGCCGGGCTGGATCGCGGGTGGCGACATCAGCGAGAAGTCCATCAAGCGCTACCAGGACAGCGAGCTGGGCGAAATCACGATCATCGACACCGAAGGCAAACCGCTTTCGCAGGTGATCATCCCGCGCCAGCATCCGCCGATTGATCCGGCCGTGTACGACACCAGCGCCGTGCGTTACGACTGGGAGCTGGTGACCGGTGTGCAGGACAGCCAGCGCGGTTCTATCGTGAAGGCAAAGACGGCCACCGAGGCCAGCATCATGCAGCAAGGCCTGAGCGCCCGCGTCGGTGAATTCCGTGACCAGGTGGAAGACTGGCTGCAGGAAATCAGCCAGTTCGCCGCGCAAATCCTGCTGCAGGAAATGACGCCCCCACAGGTCGAGCGAATCATGGGCCCGGCCGAAATGAAACAGCGCAACGTCAACGGCATCACCATTGAGGTGCCGGTGAAGTCCTACGACTGGCCGCAGCTTTCGCGCGAACAAGTGTTCGACATGGTGGAAATGAAAATCCGCGCGGGCACCACTGGATCACCCGACAAGCTGGAACAACAAGAAACTTGGTCGAAGGTGTTGCCGATCATCCAGAACCTGATCATGCAAGTCATGCAGGTGCAGGCCGCTGGCCAAGACGCCGAGCCGCTGACCAACCTGCTGCGCGAAACCCTCAAGCGCTTTGACGAGCGCCTGGACGTTGAACAGTTCATCCCCAAGCCGCCGACGCCTGCCGCCCCAGCGCTGCCAGGCATGCAGGCCATGGCACCCGCAATGTGACGAATCCCCAACCACCACAAGGAAACCACCATGCCACTTTGGAAACAACGACAGTTCACCCGCTTGATGAAGCCCATCGACGGTGAAGGCTCAGACCTTGGAGGCGGTGCGGCCGCCGTCGAATCCGCCATTGATGCGGTGGGCGTGAGCGACACGCCAGCCGACACGACGGACACGCCCGCCGACACATCGGCCGCGCAGACCGACGACACCACGGACACAGGCACCGGTACCGACGACGAGACCGCCAAACCGGGCTCACGCATGGCGGCCATGCTGGACGAGCTGACCGACGATCCCAACAAGCCCGCTGAATCAAAACCCGATCAAGAAAAGCCAGCCGACGAGGCCGCCAGCGCCGCCAAGCCTGCCGGTACCGACGAGCCCAAGACACCGGAAGCCGAAGAATCCGAGTTGCTGGAAGGCGTGAAGTCCGAGCGCGGCCGCGAGCGCATCAAGCAGGTGTTTGCCGAGCGCAAGCAACTGGAGGCCGACATCACCGAATTCCGCGAGCTGGTGAAGTCCACCGGCATGAGCCCGCAGGAATTCGCACAGACCCTGGAGTTTGGCCGCCTGATCAACTCAGGCGACGAAAAGAATTTGCGCGTGGCCCTGGAAATGATCGAGGGCCAGCGCTCCATGCTGTACCAAAAGCTGGGCGTGGAAGCGCCTGGCGTGGACTTGCTGGCCGGTCACGACGACTTGAAGGCCGCCGTGGACAACATGGAAATCACCCGCGATAAGGCGGTGGAGCTGGCCAAGTATCGCAAGCAGCAGCAGGAAGTCGCCCAGCGCCAGCAAGTGCAGCAGCAGACCCAGCAAAGCCAGCAACAATTCGAGCAGCAGGTGAACCAGGCAGCCGGTGCCATGGAGGCTTACCTGGAGACCCGCAAGAACGAGGTGGACCACACGGCCCGCATGAAGGTGATCGGGGACCACTTCAAGAACCCCGCCAACCTGCAAAAGTTTGTCGAGACCTACCGCCCCGAGCAGTGGGCCGCCACGATCCAAATGATGTACGACAACATCCAGGTGCCGCGCGCCACAACGCCCGCACCGCAGCCGATCCGCTCGCGCCCCGCCATGCTGGGCACGCCTGCCACGAATGCAGCCACGCCGATTGACCGGATCGCGCAGCGCATGGAGTCCATGGGAATTTAAGGAGTAAACGAAATGGCATTGAAAGACCTGAAGATCAGCAAGAAAGAGGCGAAGGAAGCCAACAAGCTGTCCACGCCCTACGAGGACCAAGAGCGCTACCCCTACGGCCTGCGCCTGGACCTGAACAACGACACGCTGGAAAAGCTGGGCATCACCAAGCTGCCCGCCGTCGGCACCGTGCTGATGTTTGAAGCCAAGGCCAAGGTAGTGGGCTCGCGTCAGTCGGCCACCGAAAGCAGCGACAACCGCAGCATCGAATTGCAGATCACGCACCTGGACCTGGAAATGGACGACGACGAGGTTTCCGAGGGCGAGCTGACCCGCAATGAAGCGGGCGCAATGTCCAAGGTGGCAAAAAAACTCAGTTCAATGTGAACAAAAATCCGTTGGGGGCTTGACGGCCTTCAATAATTCGATTGCCAGTTCTGCATCGTCGTGCTGACTGGCCTGCAAAGAGCGTAAGCGGGGATCGACAACCGCAGCGGGCCAGCCGGTACTTCGATGCGGTACACGCCGAATTTGTCGCTGCATCGAAGGGGTCGCGTCCTTCAGGACCAAGCGCATCAGATCAAGCCGTACCCGAGTCGCGCCGGGAATCTGAAGCGTTGAACACACGGATGGTCTTCGTGATCGGTGTGAAAAGGTGAATTTCAACCCTTTCATTTCGGAGCAGTGACATGCCTATTTCAAACCAAGACTTGCAGGAGTTGGCCAAGGTTTCCTTGGACGAATACCTGCGCAACATGCCCGTGGACCAAATCGCCACGGAGCGCCCCCTTCTCAAGAAACTCATGAGCGGTCGCAAGACCTTCTTGGGTGCCAAACAGAACGTCGTGGAGAACATCCGCAAGACCTACGGCAGCAACTTCGCCTGGGCCTACGGTGAAGACGCCGTTTCGTTCAATAAGCGCAACACCACCGAGCAAGCCGCCTTTCCATGGCGTCGTGCCGTTGATGGCCTGTACCTCGATTACGACCGCCTGTTCGGCAACGGTATCAAGGTGCGTGAGGGCGACCGTGGCGCGTTCAAGCTGGAGCAAAACGAGAAAGTCCAATTGCTCAACTTGCTGGACGAGCAAATGGAAGTCCTCAAAGAAGGCTTCATGGAAAAGCTGGACCTGGAGCTGCACCGCGACGGCACCCAAGACACTGACGCCATTGCTGGCCTGGATGTCCTGGTGTCCACCGCGCCCACCACTGGTGTGATCGGCGGCCTGGACCGTGCGACTGCCACCTACTGGCGCAACTACGCCGAGACCGCGATTGCCACCGGCACCGTGGGCAACTTGGCGCAGAAGATGGAATTGGCCTGGCGCAAGTGCATCAAGAACGGCGGTTCGCCCGACTTCATCCTGGCGGGCGGCAAGTTCATCGACGCCTACCGCAAGGAAATCACCGTCACCAACAACGCCAACGCCGGTTCGGTGAAGACGTTGGATGCAGGTGTGGGCTCTGGTGTCAACACCGGCCTGTACTTCAAGGGTGTGGAAATCATCTGGGACCCTCAATTCGAGTCCCTGGATGCACTGTCCACCCCCGCCGTCGAGTGGGAAAAGCGCTGCTACTTCATCAACACCAAGTTCATGAAGTACCGCGACGACGATATGGACATCGTGACCCCCGTGCGCCCGCACGACACGCTGGCCATGTACGCCATGGTGAACCTGCGCTGCGCTCTGTCCTTGAGCCGCGCTAACGCCCAGGCAGTCTTGGCCATCGCCTGATAGCCAAGTCCTAAGCACCCCGGCCACCGTGCCGGGGTTCTTCAATCCACCGGAAGAACCTTATGAGCAAGACCCAAGTACCTCTCATGCACGTGACGATCCGCCGCGATGCCAACACCATCACGCCCGTGACTGTGCCCCCTTACGAGCTGACGATGCTTCGCCAAATGTTCGGCAAGGAAAACGTCAGCGAAGGCGAGCAAGCCAGCGTGATCGAAGTGGAGTCCACCAACGAATACGAGCGCCTGAGCGCCAAGTATGGCCAGGCCAAAGTGGCCAAGGTCTTTGGTGACGACGAAGGCGAGCGCTTGACCGAGCTGGTCGAGAAAGCAGCTGTCAAGGCACAGAAGGCCGCCGCCAAGGGTGAAAAGGGCGACAAGTCCGGCGACAAAGCACCCGAGTAAGGAAGCAAGACCATGGCGCAGCCGCAAGCCTACAACCGCGAAACAGATTTCACTGAGCGCGACGGTGACGATACCAATCACCCCGGTATCAACACCGAGCTGGACGCGGCTGCGCAATCTATCAACGAGATTCGCAACAACCTGGCGCTGATCCAGCGCGACGATGGTGCCCTGCAAAACGGCATCGTTACCGCTGAATCGCTGGCCCCAACAGCTTTTGACGCCTTCAAAGGCGATCTGAATGAAGCCGCGGCGGACGCGCAGACCGCTGCCACGTCGGCCAACAATGCCGCTCTGTCTGCCAACACGGCACGCGACCAGGCTGTGGCCGCCAAAGACACCGCAGTGACATCCGCCAACGCGGCTGCACTCAACGCCACCACGGCAACAACCAAAGCGGCTGAAGCCGCAGCAAGCGCCACGGCTGCAGCGACATCGGCCACGGCATCGGGCAGCAGTGCCAGCGCTTCGCAGACATCGCGCCTTGCCTCAGAAGCCGCGCGCGACGCATCACAAGCGGCCCAGGCTGCAGCGGCTGCATCGCAGACCGCAACGGCAACAAGTGAAGCGAATGCCAGCGCATCGGCCGCGACGGCCACCGCGCAAGCGGGTATCGCAACCACTCAAGCAGGCATTGCCACCACGCAAGCCAGCAACGCGGCAACATCGGCCACCGCAGCGGCCGCGTCGTTCGACCAGTTTGACGACCGTTACCTGGGCTCGAAAACCGCAGACCCCACGGTGGACAACGACGGCAATCCGCTGCTCACTGGCGCGCTGTACTTCAACAGTGTGGCGGGCGAAATGCGCGTGTGGGCGGACACCTTCTGGAAGGCGACCGGTTCATCCGTCGGCGGCACCATCAACACCGCCAAATACACCGCCACCGCAGGACAGACCACCTTTGCAATCGTTTATGACGTGGGCTTTGTCCATGTGTACCTGAACGGCCTCAAGCTCGAATCAGGCGCGGAATTCACCGCAAACAACGGCACCAGCGTCGTGCTGGCCACGGGCGCAACCGCTGGCGACGTGGTGGACATGATCGCGTTTGGCATCTTTTCGGTGGCCAACACGTACACCAAGGCAGAGGCCGACGCGCTGCTGGCCGCGAAAGCGAATCAGGCCGCCGTTGACGCAGCACTGGCCACCAAGCAGGCAGCAGACGCAGAACTTTCCACGCTGGCTGGCATGAGCAGCAGCCGCGCCACGTTCCTGGCCAGCGCCGAGGGCTTTGGCTTCCGCAACCGCATCATCAACGGTGACATGCGGATTGACCAGAGGAATGCTGGGGCGAGTGTGACGGTAAACGGCAATTTCCAATATCCGGTTGACCGCATGATTGTTGGCGGCGTTGCTTCTGCGGGAACATTTACGGCGCAGCAAACAGCTACAGCTCCTGCTGGTTTTACTAAAGCATTTGTGTGTACAACAGGGACAGCCGATGCCGCAATTGCTGCTGGTGATTACTATTTTCCGTTGCTGCACAGAGTAGAAGGGCTTAACACATCAGACTTTGGTTTTGGCTCTGCTTCTGCGCAAACAATCACAGTATCGTTTTGGGTACGCAGTAATGTCACCGGAACATATCCCGTGGCACTTAGGAACTCTGGAGCTAGTCGGTCGTATGTTGCAACATTCACAATTAACAGCGCCAACACTTTTGAGTACAAGACAGTAACCATTCCCGGAGACACTAGCGGCACATGGCTGACAGACAATGGCATTGGTATTGACCTCAGCATTGGCGCTATTGGAGGCTCTGCCGCACAAACATCTGCGGGTGCTTGGGTTGCTGGTAACTTTTACACAACATCGGCTTGCACCAATTGGATGGCAACCACTGGTAACACCTTCTACATCACCGGCGTCCAGCTTGAAGCAGGCTCTGTAGCCACCCCGTTTGAGCGCAGGGACTATGGCCGTGAGCTGATGATGTGTCAGAGGTATTACCAGAATGTCAACTATGGCGCGACTTGGTACACAGGCAACACCGGTGTGTTTATCGACATGGAAGATCGGGCACTCGGCGGGCCTCAATTCTTCGTGCCAATGCGGGTAACCCCAACGGTCTACCTGACTGCTGACGGCGGGGCGACTCAAAGTGTTCGCTCATACGGAGGCGATGCGCTTAGGTCCGTTGGCGGAATTTCAGTGACACAGTTTGGCGTAGCAAGTATTACCCATGGCACTCCCTACACACTTGGCCGTCCCTACACAGCAACTTGGAAAGCAGAAGCGGAGCTATAAATGTACAAACTAGGAACACCTGATTTCGATGGTACGACTCGCTGCGTGCAGCGCCTCTCCGACAACGCCTTCATCCCCTTCGATCCCGCCAACACCGACTATCAGGAATACCTGGAATGGCTGGCCAAGGGCAACGAGCCGCTGCCTGCTGACAATCAGGCAACACAGTAATTCAACCGCAGCACAGAGCTAGAAAGGATGGGCTAGATGTTTGGGGAAAGCTGTCGAAATCTCAAAACTGGCTGATGGCGTGGGCTACGTTGCAGGCCGTGGTGGTGCTGTAACTCAGACCACCAGCAAAAGCACCGCAGTCACATTGAACAAGGTCTGCGGGCAGATCACGATGAACAATGCGGCGCTGGCCGCTGGTGCGGTGACCGCCTTCGTTGTGAACAACAACCTGGTGAAGTCCACCGACACGATCGTGCTCACGCTCAAGCAGGACGGCGTGACGAACCTGGCCAACTACAACGTGTGGCCACTGATGGCCAATGCGGATGGCTCGTTCGTCGTGTGCGTTCGCAACATCGGCGGCGCATCGCTCACCGAATCCCCGATCATCAATTTTGCAGTCGTCAAGGCTGTTGCTGCGTAAGAGGTTTTTATGGCTGCGAAGGACATTCACTTGACTGACGATCAGATCGAAGCAATCGCTGAACGTGCTGCCGAGGTGGCGATCGAGAAGGTCTACACCGAGGTCGGCAAGACCGTGCTGAAGAAACTGGCCTGGCTCACGGGTGTGGTCGTGATGGGCCTGGCGATGTGGCTGGCTGGCCACAACGCGCTGCCGAAGGGGTAAATCATGCTCGACGTTCTGGGTGGTGGGGTTATCGGTTCACTGATCGGCGGGGCGTTTCGGCTCGCGCCTGAAGTGCTCAAGTGGCTCGATCGCAAGAACGAGCGTCAGCACGAGCTGGCCATGTTCGAGCGCCAGGTGGACCTGGAGAAAACGCGCGGCCAGATCAAGCTCGACGAGATCGGCGCCCAGCGCAACCTGGCGGTGGACTCGGGCGTGCTCGATGCCTTCAATGCCGCGATCAATCAGCAGACCGAGATGGCCAAGGCCGCAGGCGGCTGGGCCGTCAAAGCCTCGGCAGGCGTGCGCCCGATCATCACCTATTGGGTGTGGGCGCTGTACTCGGCGGCATTCCTCACGCTGCTGTGGATCACCTGGCAGGTGACCCGTGACCCCGCGCAGCTGGTCAAGCTGGTGCTCACCGCTGACTTCATGGCCATCCTGGGCGCGATCACGAATTACTGGTTCCTGGACCGAACCCTGAAGGCTCGCGGACTGTGAACCTGGACCTGGCAACCGAGCTGTGCCGCAGGTTCGAGGGTTTCCGTGCGAAGCCTTATCTGTGCCCGGCTGGCGTGCCCACAATCGGCTACGGCTCGACCTACTACCCTGGCGGGCGCAAGGTCACGCTGGCCGATGAGCCGGTGAGCGAGGTCCAGGCCAAGGGCTACCTGGTGCATGAGCTGATGCAGACCTATGCGCCTGGCGTGATCCGCCAGTGTCCGGGGCTGCTGGCGCTGGCGCTGATGGCCAACGATTGGCGCAAGCTCAACGCCATCGTGGACTTTGCCTATAACCTGGGGGTGGGGCGGCTTCAGACCAGCACGCTCAAGCGCAAGATCAACGCCCAGGACTGGCCAGGCGCTGCCGAGCAGCTGATGCTGTGGGTGCGTGGCGGTGGCCGGGTACTGCCTGGCCTGGTGGCGCGGCGCAAGGCCGAGGCCCAGCTGCTGGCTTAACTGGTGACGGCCTCGGGCTTCACCGGGTTCAGTGCGTCCCAGCGGCGGTGAACGTCCTCGGGCCGGATATGGGTGTAGCGCTTGAGCTGCGACCAGTTCGTGTGTCCGCTCACCGCTGCCACCTCCTCGATCTTCAGGCCCGCCCAAAATAGCTGCGTGATGCCGGTGTGGCGCAGATCATGAAATCGCAGGTCGGCGATCTTGGGCATGCCGGTGGACGCGATCCGGTCCCTGGCCCGCTCGAAGGCGGCGGTCATGCTGTCGGTGTTGTAGGGCAGGATCAGCTCGCCCAGCTTCGGGGTTCTGTCCAGGATGGCCATCGCCTCGCCCAGCAGGGGTACCACCTGGTCGTTGCCGATCTTGCGCCGGGGGTGCTTCACATCGCGGATGGTCACGGTCTTGCGCTTGAAATCCACATCAGACCAGCGCAGCCTGGTCAGCTCGCCAGCGCGGCGGGGCAGGGCGATGGCCAGCTGGTAGACCAGCACCATGTTGATCTCGGTCTGGTGGTGATGGTTGCGCCGGGTGAATTCGGCCAGCAGCGCGGCCTCCTCCTCATCATCCACCAGGCGCACGATCTCCTTGGACTTGCCGATGGCTCCCGCTTCCTTGAGCTTTTTGATGGCCAGATCGATGGGGGTAGGGTCCACATGGATGCCGTGGGCGTAGGGTGCGGCATGGATCGAGGCCGAAATTGGCGAGAGGTTGGCCAGGATGGTGGCCGGGCCAGCGCCCTCGGCCTTGCGGCGCAGCACGTAGTCGGTGATGTCCTTGGCGGTCAGCTCGTTGATCGGCACCTTGTCGAAGGCTTGGGCCACGGTTTCGTGGTTGTGGATGGTTGATCGCCCGAGCGGTCTGAGCTTCTGCTGATATTCCAGGTGCTTGCGAATCAGGGCGCCCACGGTGATCTTGCGCTGGGCCACGGCCACGGCGCCGTCCTTGCGCACCCGCTCCTCCAAGCGCTCGGCCCACGACTTGGCCATGGCCTCGGTGGGGAAGGTCTTGGACTCGCTGAATACAATGACGCCTGCTTTCTTGATGCGGACCTGGGCGAAATACACGTCGCCGCGCTGCTGGATGGATGCCATGTTGGGGGTTCCTTTCTTGATGCACCAGACAGACAGAAAGGCGGTGCATCAGCACCCGTATGATGCACCATTTGATGCACTTGACGCCAGGAAATACCCGGAAATGCACCGAAACCCCCGGAAACCGGGCAGTAAACACAGGGCCAGAAATTGACAGAACCTAGCCAAAATCAACAACTTAGGGCGGAATACAGCCCTTGGCGGGTATGCGTGGCCCCCATGATGGACTGGACCGCCACACTTCTAAGTTGTTGCTGCGCTTAAAAAAACCGGACTTTGCCGATTCTCGATGCACTGCGCGGTGCATCTACCTCTGAAAACCCGAGGTCTGAGTGCATCAGACCTGGCTTCGTTCCCAAAGTTCACGGGCTTGTAATTCGGTCTTGTCGAT